GCTGTCGAACAACAGCGTCGATCTGCCCAACGCACGTACCCTCAGCTTCTCGGACACCGAGGAGTTCAACGAGCTCCGCGGCGACGACCGCGTCGTCGCGACCCACGGCAACGGCACCAGCTGCGAATGGGAGCTCGAGTCCGGCGGTCTGCCGTTCGAGGCTTTCAAGATCATGGCTGGTGGAACCATCACGGAGTCCGGCTCGAGCCCGACACAGAAGAAGATCTTCGCCAAGAAGGTCACGGACCAGCGTCCGTACTTCAAGATCGAGGGCCAGGCCATCAGCGACTCCGGCGGCGATGTTCACGTCGAGCTGCACCGATGCAAGGCCACGGGAGAGCTGTCCGGCGAGTTCGCCGACGGCGAGTTCTTCCTGACCTCTGCCTCGGGCGTCGCCCTCGCGATGCCGTCGGGTCCGCTCGAGGACGAGATCTATCGGTTCGTCTTCAACGAGACGATCACCGCGATCCCCGGCCAGGGCAACCTGCCGGTCGTCTCGTCGATCACGCCCGATGGCGCCGGCGAAGGCGACACCGTCACCGTCGTCGGAGACAACCTCACGGGTGCCTCCGAGGTCGACTTCGGCGGAGTCGCTGGCACGGGTCTGCTCGTCGTCAACGACAACGTCCTCACGGTGGTCCTGCCTGCGGGCTCGGCCGGTACCGTTCAGGTCGTCGTCACCACCCCGGCCGGAGAGTCCGAGCCGTTCAACTACACGCGGACCTAAGGTCCGAGGTAAAGGAGCACAGGGATGCCTACCACTGAAGAGAACAAGTACGCCCCGACGACCTGGGGTGGCAGCACTGGAGAGGACCTGACCGTTCCGTCGGGGCAGCTCTGCAAGGTGCGCCGCCCCGGGCCGACGGCCCTCATCAACGAAGGCGTGCTGCACTCAATGGATCAGCTCACGGCCATCGTCGACGCATACGTCACCGAGGTCGAGGGCAAACCGAAGGTCAACGTCGACTCGCTGATGAAGCAGCCGTCCAAGATCATCGAGATGATCCACATCGTCGACAAGGTCGTATGCGCGACCGTCATCGAGCCCAAGGTGCACATGACGCCCAACGACTCGACCTCACGTCAGAACGGCGTCATCTACACCGACATGATCGACATCGAAGATCGGTTCTTCATCTTCCAGTTCGTGATGGGCGGTTCCAACGACCTCAAGCGATTTCGTGAAGAATCCGAGGAGCTTGTGGGAGACGTACCAGCTGTCGCAGAAGATGTCCATCCGTCCCTCCGAGGTCATCTTCGTAAGCGACCCGCTAGCGGCGTGGAGCTTTGACCGCGCCGTCCTGACGTTCGCCAGACACGTCGAAGACGCTGTCGAAGCCCGCACCGCAAGAAGCAAGACCAAGCAAGCCGCAAGGCAAGCTGCCCAGCTGGTACTCAACAAGTACCTCTACGGAGACCGACCCGACGCACCGGGTCGTTTCCGAGACCCAATGCGCCGATGAGGAGGTGATCGCGTGGCCGGCCAATACAACCTCGGCTCCGCTATCGGAACGATCATCGTCAACGCCAACACAAAGGGCGTCGACGCCGCTAAGGGCGCCGTCGAGGGCTTTGGAAAGAAGGGCAACGCGGCCACCCGCCTCATCGGTGCTGGGCTCAAGGCTGTCGCCACGGCGGCCGCGGTAGTTACGACTGCCACGGTCGCCGCTGGTGGCGCCATCTTCGCTATGGGCTTCCAGCGAGCCCAGGCCATCGACGTCGCCGAGAAGAAGATGGCCGGCCTCGGGTTCACCACCGAGGAAGTCGCCGGTATCATGGAGAATGCGCTCGCGGCCGTGGAAGGCACCGCCTTCGGCCTCGACGCTGCCGCTGGTCTCGCCGCCTCCGCCGTCGCCGCAGGTATCCCGCCTGGGGCTGAACTTCAGCGCCAGCTGAAGCTCGTCGCCAACACCGCTGCCGCTGCCGGTACCGAGATGGAGGAAATCGGCGGCATCATGCGCAAGGTGTGGACCTCGGGCAAGGTCGACATGGAGATCATGAACCAGCTCGGGGACCGCGGTATCCCCATCATGTCGAAGCTGGCCGAAGCCTACGGCGTCTCCGGCGCTGAGATTCGGAAGATGGCCTCCGAGGGTAAGATCGACATGGAGATCTTTACCCAGGCGATGGAGAGCTCCGTCGGCAACGTGGCTAAGGCCATGGGTGAGACCCTCCCCGGCTCGCTGTCGAACCTCCGCGCTTCGTGGTCTCGCCTCGGCGCCATCTTCGCGCAGCCGGTCATGGAGGCCGCCATTCCGATCGTGCAGGCGCTAACGACCGCGTTCAACTCGCTCAAGAAGACGCTCGAGCCTGTCGCCACTGCGTTCGGCGAATGGCTCGCGCCTCGAGCTGAGCAGCTGGCCGAGGCCATCGCCAAGATCGACTTCACCAAGATCTTCGGCCAGGACGCTGATCCTGGCGCGCTCGTGGCCTCGTTTGCATCGGTCCGCGACGGGCTGATCGAGAACATCGGCAACCTCCTGCCGAAGATCGTCTCGATGGTGGCATCTGCCATCCCGTCTATCATCAACAGCTTCGCCTCGCTGATGTCCACCATCGCGAACGTGATCGTCACGAACGGTCCCGCGATCCTGGCCGCACTGACTGACGCGCTTCTCCAGCTCGGCACTGCGATCACTGCTGCCTTGCCTGGTCTCCTGACTTCGATGGTCGGACTGGTAATCGCCCTGGTGACAGCCGTAGTCGACGCGGCTCCGCAGATGATCGCTGCAGCGCTCGCCCTTGTCGAGGGACTCGTCACTGGCATCCTGGCCTCCCTGCCGATGATCGTCCTCGCACTATCGCGAGCCATCCCGATGATCCTCGACACGCTTCTCGGGGCTGTCCCGGATATCCTCAACGCCGCACTCTCGATGTTCGAGGGGATCATCACTGCACTGGTGACCATCTTCCCGTCGGTCATCGCGTCGCTCATGTCGATGCTGCCGCAGCTCGGCACAACGATCATGGAGATGCTTCCGCTGATCATCACGGCGGCGTTGAACCTCTTCACCGGTATCCTCCAGGGTCTCCTGCAGGCTCTGCCGACGATCATCAATGGTCTTCTGCAGCTCCTCCCACAGCTGGTGATCACGCTGCTGAACATGCTGCCCGGGATTCTCCAGGCTGCTATCCAGCTATTCATGGGTCTGGTGCAGGCCGTCATCACGATCGTACCTGACCTCATCGCCGCGGTTCTGCAGATTCTCCCCCAGCTGATCGTCTCGGTCCTCTCAATGCTGCCCGACCTGCTCGCCGCTGGCATCGAGCTGTTCATGGCGCTGGTTGAGGCCTTCATCACGATGGTTCCGGAGCTGATCACTGCCGTGATCGCGATGCTCCCTGAGCTGCTGAACACGCTCATCGGGATGATGCCAACACTGCTCGCCCAGGGTCTTGACCTGTTCATGCAGCTGGTCGTCGCCTTCGTGCGAATGCTGCCGGACCTCATCTCGTCCGTCATCGGCATGCTTCCGCGGATCGTCACGACGCTGCTAAACATGATCCCGACGCTGCTGAGGGCGGGCTTCGACCTCTTCATCGCGATCGTGAAGGCCATTCCGGAGATCATCCCGGAGCTGATCGACACGCTCATTGAGCTCGGGCCCGAGATGGTCGACGCCTTGATGCAGCTGATTCCTGAGCTGATCCAGGCTGGTATGGATCTGATCGGCGGTCTCGTTCAGGGCCTCTTGAACGCGGCTGGAGACATCGGAGCGACGCTCCTCTCCATCGCTCAGGACGCTGTCGGATCGTTCCTCAACTTCCTCGGAATCGCCTCGCCGTCACGACTGTTCATGGGCTTTGGTGAAGACACCGTGGCTGGCCTCGTCAAGGGTCTCGAGGGGATGGACAACGAACTCAACGCGGCAATGAAGGGTCTCGGGACGACCATGTCCGCCGACATGCAGAGCACGGTCAATGCGCTGCCTGGTGTGGAAGGCGAGAACGGTGGAGGCCCCAAGACGCTCAACTACTACGCTGCTCCGGGTGCATCGCTCGACAGCGAGGATGAGCTGTTCACTGCGATGCGACGTGCGAAGGTGGTGGTACCGTCATGGTGATCAAGCTGTGGCTCGAGAACGACGAGAAGGTCGTGGAGATCTCGAACAAGCTTCCGCGAGGCTTTCTGAAGCTCGCTGGGTCGACTGGGTTCGGCGTAGCACCTACGACGCTGTACATTCGAGAAGGTGCGGCCGACGGTGGTCGGTTCCGTCGGTCGCGCCGCGGTCCCCGGAACATCGATCTGCCGCTCGCCTTCCAGGGCGAGTCTCAGGCAGAGGTGCTCGGGTACATGCGGGAACTGATGGCCGTTCTTCGGCCGAA